TTCGTCGCAGCCGCCGGCGGTCTGCATCACACCGGCGATCGTTGGGCACCGCACCTTTCCCGGAACGCAGCAACGACAACCACCTCGGAGTCGGGCCGGGTGCCGTTCGACGCGGCAGGGTGGGATCAGAAACGGAGTTTACATGGCCCGTCTTCGCATCATCGAGATTCTCGGCGGACCGCTCGACGGCCGGCGGCTGCCGTGGGACACGGACGTTGACTTGATGACGTGGACGGACGGAAGCCGGATTTACTACCACGCGCTCGATGAGGTGTGGACCGGTAAGAAGATGAAGAAGGTCTTGCGGCACGTGCAGACGGTGCCGATGCCGAAACGGACACAGTAACACCCGGCGGCGGGCGTGGATCTTACCAACACCTGAATCGCTTCAGGCTCGGGAAGGCCACGGAAAAAACCGCCCGCCGTCGGGGTTTTTTACACACGGAGGAGTCGATGGGGGGAGTGACAACGATCGGCGAACAGCCCAAGGCGTGCGCCGGCTGCGGCACGATCAAGCCGGCAGGGGCTTACTACGTCGCCAAGGGCATGCGGGACGGCCGGATGTCTGTCTGCAAAGACTGCATGCAGGAAAAGCAGCGGCTGTACCGCGAGCGGGAGAAGTTCGGCGAGAAAAGCCTGCTCCGCCAGCCGCCGGTGTGCAGTTGCGGCGAGATCGAGGAACAGACGTTTGAGGCGAGGCGAGATCAGTACATCGTGCTCATGGCCGCTGCGGCCCGGAGGTGGTGTGCCGGGGAGGACAAGGAAGAGAGAGACGGGGCACGTGAGGCGCTGTTGTTCAGGTGCCGGCAGTTGATCGAGGCGGAAGGGCTGGTGAGCACATGAGGCGAACTTTTACGGAGGGCAACGTGATTAAGGAGTCGGAACATGAAAAGGCTTTGCAATCGATGCAACCACGAAAGAAGCGTTCGAGTAAGGCTGTGCGAGATGTGCGGATGTCCGGAGTTTCGGATCGGCCGGCGTCCGACCGTTACACGAACTTCCTTGCCACGAAAGCCCAGGTTGACGGGTACCACGGATGTGACCCCGAGTTCCTGCCTGACTGGATGTTTGACTACCAGCGGGCGCTCGTAACGTGGGCGTGTCGAAAGGGACGGGCTGCGATGTTCGCCGACTGCGGGATGGGTAAGACTCCGATGCAGCTTGTCTGGGCGGAGAATGTCCGCAAGTCGACTGGCAAGCCGGTGTTGATTCTGACCCCGCTGGCGGTGAGCTATCAGACCGTTGGAGAGGCGAAGCGTTTTGGAATCGAGGCGGACAGGGCAGTTGGAGGCAAACCAAACTCCTCAATTGTTGTCACGAACTACGAGCGGCTACACCATTTCAGCCAGGGAGACTTTGGGGGAATTGTCTGTGACGAGTCGAGCATCCTTAAAAACTTCGACGGACAAACTAAGGCGGCGGTAACGGAGTTTATGCGGACGATCCCGTATCGCCTGCTGTGCACCGCGACAGCGGCCCCGAACGATTACCACGAGCTCGGGACGAGCAGCGAAGCCCTTGGATACCTTGGTTACCAAGACATGCTTTCTCGGTTTTTCAAGGAAGACGTGATTAAGGATTATCTCGGCTGGGGAAGGAAGAGCTACCGATTCCGTGGTCATGCAGAGGATCAGTTTTGGAGATGGGTTTGCTCTTGGTCGAGGGCGTGTCGTAAGCCAAGCGATCTCGGTTTTGAAGATGGAAAGTTGGTTCTCCCGCCACTTCGAGAACACGAGCACGTTGTCCAGAGTCAAAAGAAACGCTCCGGGCTGCTGTTCTCGATGCCGGCGAACTCGCTCCAAGAGCAGCGGGAGGAAAGGCGACTGACGCTGGAGGATCGTTGTATGGCTGCTGCGGATCTTGTCGGCAGTCACCCCGGCTCTTCGGTGGTGTGGTGTCACCTAAATGACGAGGCCGACATGCTTGAGCGGTCTATCTCGGACTGCCGGCAGGTTAGCGGATCGCAGTCGGAGGAAGAGAAGGAGGAGCTGCTGTTGGCGTTCCAGAGGGGGCAACTTAAGAGGCTGGTGACGAAGCCTAAGATTGGATGCTTTGGATTGAACTGGCAGCACTGCCACAACGTTGTCACGTTTGCTTCTCACTCGTGGGAGCAGTATTACCAGGCCGTACGTCGTTGCTGGCGGTTCGGGCAGACAAGCCCCGTCGACGTTCACGTCGTTGCGACCGAGGGGGAAGTCGGCGTGTTGGCGAATCTCCGCAGAAAAGCCGGGGCGGCGGAAAAAATGTTTGAGGCTCTCGTTACTCACATGAACGATTCGATGTCAGTGGATCACAAGAGAACTTTTAATCAACCGGAGGAGGTGCCAGGATGGCTTGCACGGAACAAGTAGTCACAAACGATTACGCGATCTACAACGGCGACTGCTGCGAGGTGCTTCAAAGCATTCCCGACGACAGCGTCCATCTGTCTCTCTATTCCCCGCCGTTTGCGGCGGACGGGGCGGGATGTCTCTACCACTACTCGTCAAGCGACCGCGACTTGTCCAACTGCCGGAGCCATCAGGAGTTTTTTGATCACTACGCGTTTGTGGTGGGTGAGATCCACCGGGTGACGATGCCGGGCCGGCTGACGGCGGTGCATTGCATGGACATCCCGCGGAAGTCTTCGCCAGGCGGACTGGTGGACTTTCCCGGAGAGATCATCCGGCTGCACGAGTCGCTTGGCTGGCGTTTTTGGTGCCGGCACTTCGTGTGGAAGGAGCCACTGGCCGTTCGGCTGCGAACGATGGCAAAGGGGCTCGCACACAAGCAGGTCGTCACCGACGCTAGCTTGTGCGATGTGGCCTCGGCTGATTGCATGCTTCTCTTCCGAAAAGACGGAGACAATCCCGTCCCGGTTGCCAATCCGAACGGACTCCTTGAGTACGCCGGTGAGCGCCAGGTTCCCGAGGAGCTGCTTGCTTATCGAGGGCATAAGGGCAAGCAGATTGAGAACCGTTACTCCCATTGGGTTTGGCGACAGTACGCATCGTCGTTCTGGGATGACATTCGGATCGGTCGGACGCTGCCCTACAAGGAAGCCCGCGAGGAACAGGACGAACGGCACATGCACCCGCTGCAGCTTGACGTTATCGAGCGTGTCGTGCAACTCCGCAGCCTTCCTGGGGAAACGGTGCTCACTCCGTTCATGGGTGTCGGCAGCGAGGCTTACGGGGCCGTGCTCAACGGACGCAAGGCGATTGGCGTCGAACTCAAACCGGCTTACTACCGTCAAGCCGTTCGGAATCTTGCGGAGGCGGCACTCGGCAAGAAGGTCGAGACGACCCTCTTCGATGCGGTGACAGCATGAAGTACCAGGGCCAGCACTTCATCGACTTCGACGCGGCCCCGGCCCGGCGCACCGATCCGCCGACATCGGTGGCGGCCGGGCAGGCGATGACGGCCGCGGCCGTGGACGAACACGAACGGCTGATCCTCGCGGCGCTGGCGGCGGGGCCGGCCGGCAAGACGGAGTTGGCGGCTCGGATCGGCAGCATGAGCGATCAGCAGGTAATCCGCCGCATGAAGCGGCTCGAGCGGCTCGGCAAGGTCGAGCGGACGGGGCTGGAGGTCATGTCGGCCGCCAGGCGGGGCGAGACGGAGTGGCGGGTGGTGGTTGGGGGGAGGGTGTGAACAGGAAAAGGTCACTGACGGCACGCTGGATGAGGTGGGCACTGCGGAGGCGTTGTGGGTTCATTTGCCCGCATTGCGGGTCGCCGCTGACCTCATCGTTTCACGCAGATCATGTGGTGCCTTTCTGTAAGGGCGGACGGACGAATCTTTATGACATGCAGGCTCTTTGCCCTAAGTGCAATCTCAAGAAAGGCCAACGCGATGAGTGAGTTTCGCTTTGACAAGACAGTGATGCGACCGGGGCAACTCGGGGCTTTCAACACCACGGTCGGCCGCATTCGCGATGGAAAATCGACGGCATCGAACGTGCTTCCGACTCGGTACGGTAAGTCTGACACCCAGCGACTTGTTCAGTTGCAGATGCACTCCGAAGGCTTGGTCGTCGGAACCGTGCTGCTGACGCCATCGCTCTATCTCGTTCGCCAGTTCTGCTCGGACTCAGAAGTGCTGGAGATGGCGGCGAGGTACTCGGTTCCGGCTGTGCTTGCCATGAAGATTCGGCAGGCACAGCCGGACGACGAGTGGTTCTCGAATGGCGAATACTGCGTGGCGATGACCGTCCAGATGGCGACACAGAACTCGCGGATCATTGTCCAGAACGCGATGCAGTGGGCGGACATGGCCGGCGCTCCCGTGCATCTTTGCGTTGACGAGTGCGACGAAACCGTGCTGGGGCGTTCTCGCGGCAATTTGGTTGAGCAGTGGCTGAAGGCCGGTTTTCCGCTTTCCATGTGGACTGCTCTTGCTGTTCGAGAAGACGGCGAGCGAGTTCCCGGTTTTCAGTACGAAGAGACTGGAAGCGAGAAAGACGTTCGGACTGAGTCGTTTCCAGAGATTCAGCAGGACGGGGAGATTAAGCGTCGCGTCAACACGATCTCTGGCCGTCGAGTTCAGATCAGAATCAAGGCCGACCATGAAACGACGTTTCGTCAGGCGTGGGACGAGCATCCGAGCCCACTATGCCGTCTGAATCGGCTCGTCGTTGACGTTGACCTCGAGGACGAGGAAGGCAATTCCATCGGCAAGCTCTCTGAGCAGAGCGAGTCTATCGGTCGTTCTGCGCTCGGGAAGGCGACCATGAATGACGCTGCGATCTCTCAGGGTGTTCGTTACTTGCTCCAGGACATGAGGCAAAACAGAAATGCCGACGAGCGATGCACTGGCATCGTGTTCACTGGCAACGACCGCCCAGAAGTGAGCAACGAGGACAACTTCCACGCGAAGCTCGTTGAAAAGAAGATTCACGAACTCTCCGCGGAGTGCGGTTTCAAGAAGAAACTTCGTGTCGTCGTGGCGACCGTGAAGAAAGAGGAGAAGATCGCTGACCTTCTCGGCGAGTTTGTGTCTGGCCGCGGAGGCGACATTCTTGTCGTGAAGCAGGCCGCTGGTCGAGGACTTACTGCGCCACACCTCAAGACACTCCTTGACCTCTCGTCCGTACGTAAGGCGAGGTCCTATGTTCAGCGGATCATGCGAGTCTCGACGCCGTTCGACGCGATCCGCACAGCCACTGTTATCACGCTCGCCGACAAGGCCGGAACGGAACTCTGGAAGACGTACATCCAGGACCAGGGTGGCGAGTCCGATCCAGACATGGTTCAGTTTGTCGACGACGAACTGATCCGCACAAAGCTCGTTGACATCGAAGAGTCTGATGAAGGCAGCATTAGCGTAGCCGGCGCGGAGCTTCAGATGTTCGACGACAGCATGGGGCTTTTCGGGTCCGCTGCGCAGTACCCGCTCGTCGCAAAGATCGTTGAGGCTATTCCAGAGTCAAAGTCCAGAAGGACGCTTGCAGAAATCGCAAAGGCTCTCCATGACGTTGGACTAGATATCAGTCAGTCGGACGTTCTCCGGACAACGTCGACTGCCGTTGGTATCGGGTCGGAGATTAAGCAGCTCCAAGACGCCGTCAAATCCAATGCCGGGGCGATTGTCGAGCAGTCGATCCCATACCAGGGAGTGCGGTCAGAGAATTACGAGCAGTACCGGGACGCGCACAGGGCGGTCTACTCGGCAGCCAAGCGTGCGGCCGGCGTGCAGACTCACATGAGGCTTGAGTCGATCACGAATGTGAAAACTCTTAAGGCGATGAATGCTTACATGGAGGCGCGCGTCCATGACTCGCAAGTCGCAAAGTAGCAGCGTGTGGGGTCCTCGCGACCAAAAAGACCCCACGTCCAAGGAGTACGCGATCCAGACGGTGCGAGCTTTAAAGCAGTACCTCGAGGCAGCAGACATCGACGAGGACCGAGTTCGCGAGGAACTGCAACGCATCGACCGTTACCGGCACTGGAAGGTGCTTGGTTACAAGTCGCGGGCCGAGATGCTCCAGGCAGAGGGCCTTGCTGATCGTCTGCGGAAGATACGCCGCCGTATCAAGCAGCTAGACGGCAAGACGATCAACGCTGCGGACAGCCACCGCCCGAGAGTAAGTGGTGATATTATCACCAGTAACAGCACGGGAAAGGGTACGTCCGCCGACTATCTGACTGCGCGCCTGAAGCGAGACCACGGCGACATTTTTCAGCGGCTCGCTGACGGCGAGTTTCGCAGCGTCCGACAGGCCGCAATCGCCGCCGGCATCGTCAAGGTTCCCGGCGGGATCGATCGCCTCCGGGCCGCCTGGAAGAAGGCCACAAAGGAAGAGCGGCTGGCGTTCCTCGAGGAGATCACCCCATGACCCTCCCCTCCGACTACGCCGCCCTCATCGCCATCGCCCAGGCCCACGAGCTGGACGGCATCAAGCGTCAGATCCTCGACCGCAACGAGGAGCTGGGGGCGGTGGCGGCTTTCGAGTTGCTGAAGGAGCTGGCGACGAGGCGGAAGGCGTTGGCGGAGGAGCGGCGG